ATTTAAAACAGAATTCATCGTACCTAGTTGTCGACGGCAACTGGTTGAAGGTCTATGACAAGTTCAACGATAAGTACGAGAACATTCCAGCGGCATCATCAACTGCAGGCATCATGGCTGCAGGTGACGTAACAGATGCGCCTTGGTTCTCACCGGCCGGTTCACGTCGTGGTCAATACTTGGGTGTTACTGATATTCTAGTCAATCCATCCAAGACAGACCGTGATCGTCTATACAAAGCAGGCATTAACCCAATCGTCAGTTTCCCTGGCCAGGGCATTATGCTTTACGGTGACAAGACTCACTTATCACGTCCATCTGCGTTTGATCGCATCAACGTACGTCGTTTGTTCCTAGTTCTAGAACGTGCAATTTCTGCAGCGGCAGAGAACGTAATGTTCGAACTAAACGATGAGTTCACTCGTGCAGAGTTCGCAAACATCGTAGAACCATTCTTACGTGAAGTTCAGGGTCGTCGTGGTATCACTGACTTCCGTGTTGTATGTGATGAAACAAACAACACGCCAGAAGTTATTGACCGCAACGAATTCGTCGCATCTTGCTTTATCAAACCAGCACGTTCAATCAACTACATAACTCTAAACTTTGTAGCAGTGAGAACTGGTGTTGACTTTGAAGAAGTCGTCGGACAAATCTAAGGAGAATTATCATGTCATTAAGAGTAGACGATTTTAAAGCAAAACTAAAAGGTGGCGGTGCACGTCCTAATTTATTCCGTGTAACCCTAAATTTCCCAGCGTATGCCGGTGGTAACGCAGAACTAACTTCATTTATGTGCAAAGGCGCACAGTTGCCTGCATCAACAATCAATGCTGTTGAGGTACCATTCCGTGGTCGCCAGTTGAAGATTGCTGGTGATCGTACGTTTGAAGATTGGTCAGTTACAGTAATCAACGATACAGGCTTTGAAGTCCGTAACGCGATGGAACGTTGGATGAATGGAATGAATGGACACACCGCTAACACAGGATTCACAAACCCTGTAGCCTATCAAGCAGATCTTATTGTAGATCAACTAGATAAGGACGGTAGTGTGCTAAAGAGTTATAACTTCCGTGGAGCATTCCCTAACAGCGTTGCTGCAATCGACCTATCATACGATACAGTTGATACAGTAGAAGAGTTTGAAGTAGCATTTTCAATCCAATACTGGGAGTCAAATACCACTAGTTAAAGGTATTATAAGTAAGTTGACAGGGGGTGTTAATCCACCCCCTCATTTATTATTACGAGGATTTTATGGCAGACGAAAGAAATATTTTCCAAGCATTCGGATTTGAACTAAAACGCGTTCAAAAAATGAAAGACGAAAATGACAAGACGCCCTCTATCGTACCGAAGGTCGATGAAGATGGCGCTGGATATGTTACTGCTTCTGGTTCTTATTTTGGTCAGTACATCGACATGGACGGTGGCGCAGCCAAAGACAACGCAGAACTCATCAAAAAATATCGTTCGGTCGCTGAACACCCAGAGTGTGATGCTGCGATAGAAGATATTATCAATGAAACAATCGTTTCATCCGAATTAGAATCTTCGGTCACTCTTAATTTAGATAAGGTTGAGGCCGGAGATAAAATCAAAAAGACTATTACAGAAGAGTTTGACAACATCGTCGGTATGTTAAACTTTGAAGAATATGGACACGATATGTTCCGTTCTTGGTATGTAGATGGTCGCATATATCACCACTTAGTTGTTAATGAGTCTAACCTAAAGGCTGGAATCCAAGAGATTCGCCCTATTGACGCAACTAAGATTCGTAAAGTCAAAGAGATAAAACATAAGAAAGATCCGAAAACTGGGGCAAAGTTAGTAGATAAAGTTAATGAGTTTTACATCTACCAAGATAAGGGTGGTGCATCTACTGGCATTAAGTTAACACCAGATTCTGTGTCTTATGTCACTTCAGGTCTTTTGGATGCGTCAAAAAAACGCGTCCTATCCTACCTACAGAAAGCAATCAAACCTGTAAACCAATTGCGCATGATGGAAGACTCATTGGTCATCTATCGTCTCGCACGTGCGCCTGAACGACGCATCTTCTATATTGATGTTGGTAACCTGCCGAAGGGTAAGGCCGAACAACACATCAAAGATATTATGGCGCGATACCGTAACAAGATTGTGTATGATGCGAACTCTGGTGAGATCAAAGACGATCGTAAACATATGTCAATGTTAGAGGACTTTTGGTTGCCACGTCGCGAAGGTGGTCGTGGAACAGAGATAAGTACTCTACCAGGCGGCGAAAACCTAGGACAGATTGACGATATCATTTATTTCCAAAAGAAGTTGTATCGTTCGTTAAACGTGCCTTTGAACCGATTGGAACAAGAATCACAGTTTTCTTTGGGTCGTACAACAGAAATTGGCCGTGACGAAGTAAAGTTCCAAAAGTTTATTGACCGACTGCGCAAAAAGTTTGCGCACCTGTTCCTTGGTGTTCTTAAGAAACAACTTATTCTTAAGGGCGTATGTACAGAACAAGACTGGGAAGAGTGGAAAACTCAAATTCAGGTTGACTACACTAGAGACAACCACTTCGCAGAACTAAAAGATTCTGAGTTGTTGCGAGAACGACTAGCCACTATGGATCAAATCGCCAGTTATGTGGGAGAGTACTTCTCACGTGAGTGGGTAATGAAAAACGTAATGATGTTTAATGATGAAGACATCGAAGAGATGTCAAAACAAGTCGAAGCTGAAAACGAAAAAAGCGGAGACGTGGATGATATGGAGGTATAACCATGAATGAATTAGATACAGAATTAGATTTAGAACTAGAAGTGGCAGAGACTGAGGTAGAAGTTGATCCTACTCTAAGTTTTGTTGATGCACTTCAGAACGGCAACTTCAATGGAGCTGAAACTCTATTTAATGACATTTTGGGCAATAAAGTCCAAGATGCTTTAGACGCTGAGAAAGTTGCGGTCGCTGATCAGATCTTTAATGGCATTGAACCGGAAGAGATGGATCTAGACGACGAAGTTGAGGTCGACGATACTTCGGAAGTCGAATACGGCGAAGAAGCTGAAGACTTTGGTTCTACAGATTCTGAATTGGAAGAAACCGAAGAGTCGTGAATATAGTTAAAAACATGTGTCACATATGGATAGGGCATTTAAGCCCACCATTGCAGTGGATGGATACATGGAAAGAAAAACACCCCGACTGGGACTATTATATTTTTACAGATGAAATGTTACGAGCCAGACAATGGCACAATCAACATCTAATCGCAAAGTATTATAATCAGGGGGCGTACGCAGGTGTTGCGGATTTAATCCGATATGAACTACTGTATGAACAAGGTGGGTTTTTACCGCCAGCTGATGCAGTTTGTTTACGTAATACGGATGAACTATTCACTGCGCCTGCGGATCATGCATACACTGTATTTGAGAGTGAGACTATTGTGCCTAACTTTATCTCACCGATACAGGCGTGTAATCCAGAGAATACGTTTGTGCGAATGTTGATTGACGAACTGCACAAATTAAGACCGGAAGACTTGGACCCTAAACCGTATAAGTCTACGGGTAATGAATGGTTGTCACAATTTGTACCAGATAAAGAGAAACACAAACTGGTAATATGGCCGTCACACTATTTGATACCGAGACATTTTAAAAAGAAACATGTCTATTATGATGGTCCAGATCCAGTTTATGCTGATCAAATGTTCGGTAGTACGAAGCATCTTTATCGTAAATAACAAAAAGTTACATTTAAAAAACTTTTTTGTATAAATACATTCTAAAGGAGACTTAATGTGAAAACTTTTCAAGAATTACGTGAGGCGAAAGATAAGGTCGTCTTGAAGAAAAAGATGTCTGGTTATCCGGTAGTCATCACTAAAACTGCAAAGGGTTTTCATCTGTCAATCGATGGAGATTCTGTTGACACATTTAAGTCACAAAAAGAAGCGGAGTCAACCGCGAAACAAGTCCTTAAAGACTTAGGAAAATAAAATGAAACTGATTAGCGAATACGTAGAAAACGATATACAATGCATCGTTGAAGCCAAAGAAGATGGCGGCAAGAATTTTGTTATTGAAGGTGTATTTGCACAGGCAGAACAAAAGAATCGTAACGGACGTGTTTACCCAAAACAGATTATGGAATCTGCTGTAAACAAGTACGTTGAAGAACAGGTTAACAAAAAACGCGCCGTGGGTGAATTGAATCATCCAGAGGGCCCAACCGTTAACCTTGATAAAGTTTCTCACCTCATCACAGACCTAAAATTGGAAGGTAATGATGTGGTTGGAAAGGCACAAATATTGGACACCCCAATGGGCAAGATTGTGAAAGGTCTCTTAGAAGGTGGTGTACAACTAGGCGTGTCAACTCGTGGAATGGGAAGTCTTGAGAGAAAAAATGGCGCAATGTACGTCAAAGAAGACTTTATTCTTAATACGGTAGATATCGTACAAGATCCAAGCGCACCAGAAGCATTTGTTAATGGGATTATGGAAGGTGTAGACTGGGTCTGGAATAATGGAGTACTTCAACCTCAAGTCATTGAAGATATAGAGACTGAAATTAAGCAAGCACCAATTGCACATCAACCTGAAGTGCAAATGCGTGAGTTCAAGAATTTCCTCTCGTTAATCAAATCTAAACTATAAGGAGTCACTATGACTGATTTAAATCAAGGTGAAATCCGCGATCTAGATGTTGAAACAAACGAAATCGTGGAGGAAACTCTCGAAGAAGCAAAAGCTCCTACAACTAAAGGCAAGGCAAAGGAAGATCAACCTATTGATGAACCTGAGTCAATCGCCTCTGTAGATAAAGCTAAAAAGGCAACTTCAAAGACTGCTCCGCCTAAAACAAAGGCAGGCATGGTTAACGCCATGTATAAGGCTACTTCTAAAATGAAAAAAGAAGACCTAACAAATGCATACAACAAGTTGTTTGCAGAGTCTGTTGAACTACTGGATGACGTTGAAGACGCTGACACATCTGCAGAACTATCTGCAATTGTTGATGGTGAAGCAACTCTATCAGAAGAGTTCAAGGAAAAGACCGCAATCATCTTTGAGTCTGCAGTTAAGTCTAAGCTTTCTGAAGAAGTAACTCGACTAGAAGAGCAGTATGCTGAAGAGCTTGCTGAAGAAGTCGAAACAATCAAAACCGACCTAGTCGGTAAAGTTGATTCATACCTAAACTACGTGGTTGAATCTTGGATGGAAGAGAACAAGTTGGCAATTCAGAGCGGTCTACGTACTGAAATCGCTGAAGGGTTCATGAACGGAATGCGTGATCTATTCGTAGAGTCTTACGTTGAAGTTCCAGAGTCTAAGGTAGACCTAGTTGATGAACTTGCAGGACAAGTAGAAGATTTAGAAGAACGTCTAAACTCAACTACTGGTGATGCAATTTCACTTGCTGAAGAACTAGAAAATTATAAGCGTGAAGCGATTATCGCTGAAGCATCTCGTGATTTGGCAGACACACAAGCGGAGAAGTTAGCAGATCTTCTAAACAGTGTTGATTTTGAGAACGAAGAATCATTCGTTACTAAAGTGAATACAGTTAAAGAATCATACTTCTCAAAAGAAATTCCAGAGCAACTTGAAGAGTCAGCTTCAGAAGAAGCTGAAGAAGAAGTAGAAGTATCACAATCTATGGAAGGATACTTGAGCGCTCTACGTAAAACCTCTAAGAAATAAGGAATCTAACAATGAACAATTCATTCGATCAATTGATTGAGAAGTGGGCGCCAGTACTTAATGAAGAGTCTGCTGGTCAAATCACCGATCATCACCGTAAGGCAGTTACAGCTGCTATCCTAGAAAACCAAGAGAAGGCACTTTCAGAAGAGCGTGCTGCAATGGGTGGTTTTCTAACAGAAACTGGTCCAACTAACAGCGTCGGTAATGCAGGCGTTGCTAACTGGGATCCAATCCTAATCTCACTAGTACGTCGCGCAATGCCAAACCTAATGGCATATGACCTATGTGGTGTCCAGCCAATGTCTGGCCCAACTGGTCTAATCTTCGCGATGAAGTCAAAGTACAACGGTATGGACGGACCAGAAGCGTTGGGTCTAGACGAGCCAAGTACTGGATTCTCTGGTGGTAAGCCAGGCGCTGTACCACCATACTCAAGCGGATTTGATAACGCTGGTGATGCACCAACTACACAAGCTTCTGGTTTCGGTGGAGACTCAGATACTTTCACTGTTGTTGATGCAGTAGGTCGTCCAATGTCAACTGCTGCGGCAGAAGGTCTAGGTCGTGACACAGGTGCTTTCCAAGAGATGGGTTTCTCAATCGAGAAGACAGCCGTCACTGCAAAGTCACGTGCACTAAAGGCTGAATACTCACTAGAACTAGCGCAAGACCTAAAAGCAATTCACGGTCTAGACGCAGAGACAGAACTAGCAAACATTCTGTCTACAGAGATTCTTGCTGAAATCAACCGCGAAATCGTTCGCACAATCAACTCGCAGGCTAAACTAGGTCTAACTGAATCTTCAAACGTTACTAACCCAGGCATCTTCGATCTATCGACTGACGCTGATGGTCGTTGGTCTGCGGAGAAGTTCAAGGGTCTAGCAATGCAGATTGAACGCGAAGCAAACCAAATCGCGAAGGCTACACGTCGCGGTAAGGGTAACATCATCGTATGTTCATCTGACGTTGCGACTGCACTTGCAGCTTCTGGTCAGTTGGACTACACACCAGGCGCTGGTCTATCAGTAGATGATACTGGTAACACATTCGCTGGTACTCTAAACGGTCGTATGCGCGTATTCATCGATCCATACGCAGACATCAACTACTGTACAGTAGGTTATAAGGGTACTAACCCATATGACGCTGGTATGTTCTATTGCCCATATGTACCACTACAGATGGTCAAGGCAGTTGGCGAGAATGATTTCCAACCACGTATCGGGTTTAAGACTCGTTATGGTATGGCTGCGAATCCATTCATCGGTGCACTAGATGGATCTTCACGTGACATCACTGCAACGAACGGCGAAAACACGTACTACCGCATCTTCCGCGTCGACAATATTCTTGATCGCGCAGGTGTTTAATAAAAAGAACTAGTCTACTAGTCATTTTGGGGAGTCTTCGGACTCCCCTTTTTTATGCGTATAAATAAAGTGATAACGAGGACTTATTATGAGTTTAACTAACAACAAGAACTTTTTGCAGCCGTCAGGATTTCGTATTGTAATAGAACGAGAACAGTATGCAAACCTTGAGTTCTTTTCACAGTCTGTTACACATCCCGGCTCTACAGTCAATGCTGTAGAAATTGGTATACCTAGAATTCAAGGGTTTCCGGTTTCTGGAGACACTATCAATTACGGCGATTTGTCCTTAACACTAATTCTTGACGAAGATCTTTCTGCATATAAAGAAATGCAGACTTGGTTAGAACAATGTGTCTATAACAAAGGCGAGACTGTGAATCATGATGTGACCGTTATCATTCTCAATAGTCATAACAACTCGTGTGGCAAGATTCGATATAAGAACGCTATACCAACACAGTTGGGATCTATTGAGTTTACGTCGACTCAAGGCGATGTGACATACATATCTTTTGATGTGACATTTAGATTTACAGAATTTGAATTAGTTTAAGGAGGTCATAATGGCACAATATAGCGCAAGGAGAGGCATACATTTAAGCGGCGGAACTCGCAACGATATCCACGAAGTCGTAATGATTGCCGACAAAGACGGTAACATCATAAACACATCTGGCGCGGCAAGTAACATCCCAATCGCAGCCGGTGATGTATCTGGTTACGCACATATCAACAAGTTTGGTGCGACTAACGGAGACGTGACAGAAGGAACTGTTTGGGACGGTAATGACGGCGATGTTGCATACCCATACCCAGATGCTGGTCTAGTTTCCATATCTTCTCTAACAGAGGTTGGTGAAGATGTGATCGTTGACGG